GCCCAACCCTAGCTGAACTTGAATCTTGCCGTGCGCGACGCGCTGTGACGGCGTTAGCGAACCTTGAGAGCGCCTTCGTTGGAGCCTTAGGTCATTAGTCCTCACTCTGTTGTGAAACACTGTAACGGTGTTAATGACGTTTGATGGCGAAGTGATCTTGAAGTCTCGGAGGATGTCTCAATATAGCTCAGCGTCGAGACGATAGTAACGACTTTTAAACCACATATTGTGCAACTTTATATAAAATGGAAAATGGACACCTGGTCCCCCAAAAAGATGTCAATCTATATTTCCTTTAATGTTCTTGAATTAAGACGGAAGTTCTTGAAGCGAACGATGCTAATGAATTGTGTAGTGTACGTGCAAACAGTTCCCCGCGAGGGTGTCCCACGTTCGTAGCGTTTCGCCATTGCATTTTGAAGTTAGTATGCTAGTACCTGATAGGACTGAAGTCTGTGTGACCTGTACTGTTTTTGCCTAGGTGTGCATGGTAGTGTCCTAGGAATTTTGTAACAGGCACTAACCTGATGCGAATTTTGATAACCGTTAGACACGTCGCGTATTAAAGTTTAAGGACAATAGGTTTATCCCGCGAGTTGACAAGTCCTAAACCCACATCCAGGGTGATAAGTTATCAAAGTTAGTAGCAGGGCCAACTAAAGTTTTCCGTAAAAATTCTACCATATTTTCTTTTTCCTATAATGATGACAATGAGAATGAGAACCCAAGCGATCCTCCTTACGAACGTTAGATTCTGCGAATGTGGCCTCAGAGCCACCAGTTTGCAAGCGTTGTGGAATCATGCGAAATCGCAGGGCACATGCAATGCCCTTTGTGAATGTGGATGGGCAGGTAAGCCAGCGGATCATGACAATTGTGCGATGACAGGACCATGGAAATGTGTGTGCGGAGTGGAAGCCCGAAGCGCCGAGCGTCTGCGAAACCACCAATCTGTTTGTAAGAAACGAGGCCTCGACGCCCAAGCGAGCGTGGACGAGTATAGGTTGCGTTGCCGAGAAAACAACTACAGGCGACGATTGATCTTTAACCTCCTGAAGAACACAGAGTGGTGGAAACCCAACTCGTTATTGCACCAGCTAAATTTCTCTGTGTGGCCGGCCTTCTTGAAAACTCAGCCTTCAAGGACGCGAGTCTCGTTCTACATCCAAGGAAAGAGAGTCATTGTGAATCCCATGGACAAGGACTTTCACCAATTGTACGACAACATAAAGGATCACATAAGCTTGGATGCTCAAATTGGCATCCCAGTGCAAATAAGTATGGGCAGGGAAGTCGAGGGACTGCTCAGTCGGATCAACGCTATTATCGATTCTGTGTCCAGCACGTCTGTCGCGTCGAAGATGGTTTATTTCGTGACTCAACTGATAGTTCTTGTTGAATTGCGTCACTCGACGATAGGGATGCTAGCGTGGTGCACTGGTGCACTAGCTGCTTTGCTCCCTCAAGGAACCATTTCGCAATTCCTCTCGTGGCTACAGCCGGATGGATTGGAAGCTCAGGTTGATACTGGAATGTCTCACGGGGCAATGGCTGCTATCATTGGTCAATTGCTATGTGCTGCTGTGTTTGGTGTCACATTGGCGGCTGGTCAAGTCAAGACTTTAATTAATATTGGCAATGTGGCGAGAGCCGCCACTAACATGTGGCAATTTGTGGTGATTTTAATGGAGAAGATCACACCAAAAATTACTTCTTGGATTTCTGGGGTTCCAGAGGGGGCTGAGGAGGCCAAGAGAGTGGTTGACGGGATGGAAGATTGGACGCGAGAGTGCGACGAATTTTGTGAAGCCGCTTTTGTGGACTCCCTCTCTTCTGACGTCGCTGCAGGTTTGCGCGTAGAGCAGAGTGTGCATAGAGGTAACAAGCTGATGGAAGAAGCTATGCGAATCCAAGACTCTGCGTTGAGAAATAGGGTGATGGCGGTGGTTAATTTCTATATGACGGACCTGCGGAAGAAATATGAGACGGTGTTGTCATCTGGCGCCAATCGCGGAGGACCTAAGATCGAACCCATCATGATCTATCTCTACGGGAAAACCGGGGTAGGGAAATCCAGCCTAGCTACCTTCCTGGCATTGGACCTTCTTCACAAGAATCTTGGAGGCATCCCGAAGAGAAATGACAAGTACGATCACCGATCGCTGATCTATTTTCGTCAGCCAGCTCAGGATTTTTGGGACAACTATCATGGCCAACCAGTGGTGATTTGCGATGATGCTTTCCAGCAAAAAGATTCTATTGCAATGCCCAACCCGGAATTGATGGAGGTGGTCAAAATGGGAAACACCAATTGTTTTCCTCTGCATATGGCATCGCTGCTGGAGAAGGCAAAGACATTCTTTACTTCAAAGGCTGTGATCTACACAACCAACCAGGAAAGAGTTGGAGTGGAAAGTCTAGTGAGTGGGGAGGCCGTGCGACGCAGATTTCACCTTAACGCAGAAGTGGTGATCGCTCCTGAGTTCCAGAAAACGGTCAATGGTAACACCTTCTTAGACTCGGATAAAGTGAAGAGAATCTGCAAGGCGTCATCAACGGACCCCTACAGATTTTGGATCAAGGACATCAATGGGCACATTGATTTCACTCAACATGAGAAGGTCGGAAAAGGACACCGGCCGTGGAGGTACGAGGAGTTCCGTGATCGGGCCCAAACCATTCTGCAGCACCAACTGGACAGCTCAGTCGAAAGATTGCGAGCTTTCGATGACTATGCGGCGAAGCTGGAGACTCAAGCACTAACAGCAGACGAAACCGAGGTTCTTGGGAGCCTTCGCACTAGCTGGGAGAGACACTCGACAGGACAGAGTGACATTCTCGGCACGGTCATCGATGATGTCTATGCGGACAGTGGTTGGGAAACCATTGGAGAGTGCCTTGCTGACGGCGATGACAACACATTGTTGACCATGGTTGACAGTGATGAGTTCGAGGCGAAAGTCATGGAAATTCGCCAGGAAATGACCTCGAGAGGAATTGATGTGGACAACATCCCCTTCTGTCGATGCCTGACGTGGTACCATGCAAAACAAATTCGGAATGAAACCTGGAGGGAGCAATTATTGAGAAGGCTTCAATATGAGGAGCTGAGAGATATGGTGAGCTCTTGGAAAAGTCGAGTTTCGACATGGATTTCAGAGCATCCTGCCATGGCTGCGGCGCTTGCAGTTTTGCCTCTAATCGGAGTAATGCTAATGTACGTAGCCACTGGTCGGAAAAGTGACGAGATCGAAGAACCAGAGATTGCAAGTTCCGCTGACCCAAAAACTACAAAACGGGCAAGGACCGTGGAGTTGGGAGGATCGGGGGACAACACTACCAAGCTGAGAATGAAAAGGGTGGAAATGAGCAACTCAGGGGATTCCCGCACGAAATCGTTGGTGAAGAAAGTGGAGGCGAAGAGTGTGACCACAGCGAGTGTCATAGAGGAGAATGGAACTTTGGAAGCCCAGGCACAAACTGATGCGAATAGTTTCGAATTGGCAAAGAAAGTTTTAAACAACGCCTATGGGGTGAAGCGAGAAGGAGGAGAAATCCTGTTCCGAATCACGTTTCTGAAAGGACGAACCGCTCTTGCGATGGCGCATTGTACACCGGTATTGTATGGAGAGCTCCTATTGGTGAATGCGATGAACCCCCAGGGTTTGTTGGTGAATGCGGAGGACATCGTGGTGATTTCTAACAAGAAATACGACGTCGCACTGTTGCAGTTCCCAAATCACATCCGGGACCATTCTGATTTGACAGCCCACATTTGTGATCAGCAGGAACTCTCAAAGTTCCCGGACATGGGTATACAAGGAGCCATGATTATGGCAGGAGACAAAGCACAAATGGTGAAATATGCCCATGTCCACATGGACACAGACATACACTACGAGGACAGACACACGCTAGCCAAATACTATTTGGTAAGGAGTTTCCGTTACCGAATGGAAATGCGTAAAGGTGATTGCGGTTCTTTGCTTGTGGCGGTGAATACCAACTTCCGCAAAAAGATTCTCGGAATCCACGTAGCAGGGAGAGAGGGTCATCCATATGGACATGCCGCTCCCATTTGTGCCAGAGTGCTGAAAGAGATGATGGACCACGAGGAACTGAGTGTTGATGCCCAAGTGAGCGTGGATCCTGCCGTGTTTGAGACTCAGGTCGGAGCACTGATAAAAGGCTCAAACTTCTCGTGTATTGGGTCCACATACATGGACAAGTCCTCCACGAAGACAACGATCAAACCGAGCGTGATTCAAGAGTTCCTGCCGCCGCCAGTTACACTACCCTGCAAGTTGAGGGCTGGATTGGACAACAATGGCGTGATGGTGGATCCATTAATGAAGGGCTTGGAGAAGGCAGGCAAACGGACCCCTCTTATTGACAAGGACATACTCGCCGCTGCCACTCAAGATGTTGTCAGGATGTATGGAAAGATGGAGGGGAGAAAGTGTCCCACGAGTTGGGAGGAAGCCGTCTCCGGAGTGGAACTGGACCCTTATGCCCCGCCGGTCAAGCGGTCAACGAGTAGTGGACATCCGTACAAATACCAACACAAGGACATGAGTAAGCATGCTCTAATCAGTGACGACTACCAGTTGGAAGAGGACTTTGCTAAGGAACTGCGTGAACAAGATGAACTCTTGAAGAAGGGCGAGAGAATACCATGCGTCTTCATTGACACACTGAAGGATGAGAGAAGACCTGTGGCGAAAGTGAATGCGATGAAAACGCGAGTTTTCGCAGCTGGACCTGCCAATTTCACAGTGCTCTTCCGCATGTACTTCCTGAATTTCCTGGCCGCATGTGCCCACTACCGCATCGAGAACGAAAGTGCGGTTGGGACGAATGTGTACTCCCCGGACTGGGCACTAATCGCACGAAAGCTGAGCCGGAAAGGCAAAACCGTGGTAGCAGGGGATTTTTCTAATTTTGATGGAAGCTTGAATCCACAAATTCTATGGAGCGTATTTGACGTCATCGACTCATGGTACGGAGCAGCAAATTCCTGCGAGCGTCGAACGTTGTGGAGAGAAATTGTTTTCTCCATCCATTCATGTCGAGGCACATTGTACCACTGGACCCATTCTCAGCCGTCAGGGTGTCCTGCAACAGCTGTGGTGAACACCATATACAATTCCATAGCAGTGCGAGTTGTGTGGCTTTTGGTATCTCCGCAAAAATGGAGGAATATGAAATCATTCAACGAACATGTGAGCATGGTTGCGTATGGAGACGACAACGTCATCAACGTGAGC